CTAAGCGGCCCTGTCAGTAAATAAAACCAGTTCTTTGAAAAGTTTGTCAATAACTTGTGGGCCGGTTGCAGAGTTGAAGTAAATTTGCCACTTAGTCCTATCCTCTTCATCAGGATACCATACGGCGACCTTAATGCAGCGCTTGAGCGACTTGGAATAAGTTTTCAGTCCGAACAGGCGGCCTTTGTCCACCTCTGCCTCCTCGAATCTGGAGAGGTCGAGACTGGAGAAGTCAACCTTGTCATCGTACCATTTCGGATGACCTCTCTTTCCGGTTGGCTCCTGAAGTGTCGGATAGAACAGAACTGCATCGTTGCGGAGCCTGCTTATCACGTGAAAGCCTTCCTTGAACAGAGGATTGACGAACGTCTCTTTTGAGAAGAATGCGTCAGCCACTATCCGACGCGAGATTTTCTGGAGTTTCTCCTTGAGGATGATCAGGTTCTGACAGTACCAATTAAATGGGAATGGAGCTTGGGCTAGTTACAATGATTCGGGGAAAGGTGGATCTTTTCTAGATGGTTATGAGAACGGATACATTGATGTGATATGAAAGTGGGAAAGGTGACAGAGATAAAGGTGATGAAGAAATAGAGGATTTGTAGTTCCCAACAAGACCTAGGGAACTCTCTGATAGGAACCTGCAAGAATGACGGCATTGAACCGCATGTGTGGATGGAGGATGTCCTCAAACAACAAATCCCATACTACTTGCGTGACGGTTATGACCTCGCGGAATACCCTTCCAGAGCCCTAGCGTTTCGAAGCCGACTTTGACAAAGTAGTTGCGATTAGTGACAAAATCAAGACTAATCGCAACTAATCAGAACAAAATCGCAACACGTGCCTCACCGGAGGCTTACTCCCATGCGGCAACCTAGCCTATTTCCCGATTCTAGACAACGAATATTCCGTGCATACATTCGGTAAATACCGATATATGAAACCTTGTCATATACTTAGTACGAATGTTAAAGTATTTCTTATTGTATTATGTCATTGAATTCATTTAAAAAATCTTTATATCCTTTTTTGTAAAAGAGAACCTGCGGGAATAAGTAGCCATATCCATGGGTATTCATTTTCCTAATGTCCATGGAATCTGCTGCTTGTTTTCCACTATTTTGATTATATATAATCTGCCATACTGTCCCAAAATTCTGATTTATTTTGGTTATGATGTTGTTGCTATCCTTGTACTCCTCTACCATTGTAATGGTATATGGATAGTAGTCTACAACTATGATTTTATTTTGGGTGCTTAATTGTAAAAATGAACGAAGAAGGCGATTTATATGGTCATCTCCAAATGAATATCCTATTACATAAACAATATTACTTTTGAATAAATCAACAGCAAGCCGTTGATAATAAATAGCGTATGGCAAATGATTAAGTCCATCATCTTTAGTCTGTCCAGTAGAAAGAAATGTATTATAGTTATAAGCAAATTTGCCGGAAAGTACAGAAAGGGTTGAGCCTACAGCAACTCCATTTATTCCATTCCAACGTTCTTCATTGGCCTGATTTGAGTCACCCCAAAAAGTTACATTATCATTATCGGTAAACTGAAATTTGAGATGCCCATGGGGAAAATAGACAACTTTTTTTGCGTGCATAAAGTTGTCTATATCAATTTGTCTTAAATATCGCGGGTCGATCTTTAAGAAGCCTTTTTCAAAATTCAATCTAACCAGTGAATCATATATACAATCATCATAATTTAAGCTCATCACACTGATTTCATCATCCATAGTGCATACAGTTTCAATGAACTTATGCTGTAAATCTATAAGTTCCGTAAAATCTGTGGCTTTATGTTTGTTTTGTAAGTCAAGAATTGATTCTGCTATGATTTCTCGTAATAAAAAAGGCACATCACTCCATTCGGCTCCGAATGGAGTGCTAATATGGGGTTTGAAGCCAGTATTCATTACTGTGATATGTAGATTCATCATGTTATTCGTTGGCCTTCTATCAAAACCATATGAACTGATTTTATCTATGACTTCAGCTATTTGTTCAAAGTTTGCCGTTGGTTGAAATTTACGAATTGCCTCAATTATTGACATGATTATTGAAGAATCTACTATCACATGCTCTTCCCCTTTATAGGCTCTGACTTTATCAATTATTCTATCCCATTCTGTTTTATCACAAACTTTGTTTGTCAAATAAGCAGTATTCAAGACCGGTTTGAAGAATGGTATTGAAGCTCCCGCGCCAAATATCAATGTTTTCATCGTATCCTCTTTTGATTGTGCAAAATTACAAAAATAGCCGTAAGCATTCGGTAAACCACGTATAGATATTTCGGAGACTTTGAAGTCTCACCAAGGATTCTCGTAGATTCTCCGAAAGATATTGGAGACTCTCTGAAGATTATCGGAGGTTCGCCGAATGCTTACCTTGTGAGTCACATTATTAATGATTCCCTACAGCATTTGATATTCTTCCTTAGTAATGACAGTATCAAATCCTCCGATATACATTTCATCATGCTTACAGATTCCTGCATAATCAAGACTGCCATCCTCGTATTGCTTGAACTTATAAATGGCATCATTCATAAGCTGTCCATTGAAAACACCAAGACTGAGCAATACGTCAAAATCTTCTATCTCTAGACCTGTTACTTTTTTGAATAATCCAGGTTCAAGCTTCAAAATAATATCCTTCAGACATTTTTCTCTATAGTCTGTCAAATACATGAATACAGGTATTCTTGCAGCAAAACGAATCAATTTATCTTGAAGATCTTTTCTGAGAGACTTGTATTCCTCTTCCTGTTCACTATCATGCTTCGTCTTTTTTGCTCCAGATTTCTTCTGTATTTTTATTGCTTTACCCTTATTAATAATACTCTCCAAGTCTGCATTTAAATTTCTAAAACCTTCGATTTTTTTGAGAGCTTCAAGAGCATCCGGACAATTCAGAAGCCTCTGTAACGTATCATCATCGACATTAACCAAGCGAGCGCTTTCCCATCTTCTTGCAAGTAATGATGCCGATGTGCCACTAAGAGAAACATCGAGAATTGATTCAGCATGCATCTGGAATATCTTACCATCCTCATAAGCAAGAATTGGCATGTATTTGATAAAGTCTTGGACCTTGGTTTCCGGATTGTCTTCATCTAAACTCAAACGGCAACTATAATCCGCAATTTGCTTTAATGCTCTATTAGGAGAGAAATCAAACACGTAGCAATCATCTTTTAGCACTTCAATATCATTACTTGAAGATAATTCTCGGTTTATGATTGTCCATGGGGATTGAACCCTAAATGCTGCTTGAAAATAGGTTTCTGGACTATTCAGATTTCTAAGAATAAAGATACCTGTCCATGGCTTTATTGTAACTCCGGTTGTGAGTTTTCCGCAAGACAAGGTTATAGATTTTGTAGACAACGGATCAGGATTTGACATAGCCTCTTTTACAGGAATAATAGCATCTACCCCCATTCCTGCCTGATTGCCAGCAGCAACAACTATACTATAGTCTTGGAAGAAAGCATTTTGAGGCTCGCACATAAGGTTCTTCATTGCAAAGCAACTATCCACTTTTGGCAAAAACCAAAATGTATGCCTTAAAGTATCTACGAGATATTCATTAGAAAATGGAGTTGATGCCTTTAGCCTATTTTGACTCCTTACATCATTATAAATTCCACCCTTATAGTTACCACATATAAAGTCAAGCCATTGTTGAACATACTCTTTATTTACAAATCTCGCACTTTTTCCAGAACCTTCCGTTGCGAAAAATTCATTTAAATCAAAATAATCATATTCATCTTCCGTAACACATCGTATTTCTTCAGGCAATTTATATGTTAACATTACGACCCTAGGGAGTGAAAGATATGGATTTTTCCCGTTTCTAATATTCCATGAAAGCTTTGCCTTTTGTTCATCTGAATATGTCCAGTTATATATTTGCTGTTCGATGAATTCACCCGTTGATATTGCTCGGAAAGGAGTTCCTGACAAGTATAGGTAATGCTTAGTAGTTATCGGCATCAGCTCTTCATCAAAAATATCCAAACCAGAATCACTAAAATCAGAAGACTCATTTTCGAAAAGCTCCTTTGCACCTTCTCTCCAAGCACCGTAATGATACTCATCAAGAATCACACAGTCCCAATTGATAAGATGGATCCATTCGTTCTTTGCTTTTATACCGCCCGAGGCGCTTTTTCCCAGTAAGTCCTGGAATGAACCAAAACATATCAAAGGCGTAGAATCATCGCAGGTTGGCTTTTTTGTTGCAGCTCTACATGACACAAACTCCCAATCTTTAAAATCAACATGAGTCAACAAATCATCCTCCCAAGCAGATTCTACTGCAGGTTTGAATGTTAATACTAAAACTCTGGTCCACCCCATACGTTTTGCCAGCTGATATGAAGCAAATGTTTTACCAAATCTCATCTTACAATTCCAAAGGAAATGAGGTATTCTGTCCGGATCACTTGTTTCCATTTTTTTGAAATAATCGACAGTCATTGTAACGGCCTCATCTTGCTCTGGACGCAATCCGAATGATTGTGTCCTTGTCTTTTTTATGCCGACAGACATAACTTCACTAATTGCATTTAGCAATTTATTTTTTGATATGCAGACACACCCATCTTGGCGAATGTCATGACCTGTACGCTTTAGGAAGGATCTGATCATATCATCAGTAGTAACAGAGCCGGAACTACTCATTGCTCCTTTCACCAAGATATTACGATAATCATTCGAATTCCCTTTGAAGGTTCGCTCAAAATGCTCATGAACATTTTGAGTTGTATATCCAATGTACATCCAATTATCTCGATTACCAGCAGAATTTTTGGGTTCATACACATATATTACGGGGTATGATTTTGACATTGGATGAAAATACTTTTCTGTAGCCATACTTATCGTATTTTTTATTCCATCGGACGAATCATCATATTGATGTATTCAATCTCTTCTGATTTCACGTTAAACAACGTATATAAATCCTCGTCTGTCCATGATTTTGAATAATCCAAATCTGGGACAAACATATATGTTGATTTCGTTAAGTTTTGGCCGTTTCTAACCAAAAACATCATGAACCTAAAGAATCTGGTTTTCATATACGAAATTAAGTTTTTCGCCTCTTCTTCTGTGTCAAAGACTCCTATAACAAGGAATGTTTCAGTACAAACCGATCCTGGTTCTGATATTTTTGGCGCACTAATTATTGAATGAGGATAATCATCACCGCCAGGACTTGCCTTCGCTGTTATTACAAGATATTTATCTGACCATTCTTGGTTTCTGCCGATTTGATCTACAGAAATATATCCTATTCTGCCCTTCTGTTGATACAGTTTTATATTCTTTTCTTTTGTAGGTAAAGGAGAAAAAGCAACCGTATTGACAATTTGGAAAGGATTACGGGAGCTGACAACCTCTCCCATTCTTGGATACCCAGAATTTAGCACCTTTTGTAGAATACTAATCGCTTTGTTACTTCTAATGAACACATCACAACCCTCTTCCTTTATTGGCCTATACATGCTAACTTCGTTATCACCAAAATGGTTGACGATTCTGCAATCTCCATTATGATTTCTCTCCCATTTGAAATAACAAACTCCACCTCTTATGTTTTTACCTGGGAAGCAATCACTTGTATCTGGAAAATCGTGCAATTCACTTATGTGGTTGTCAGACAACATACTATCTCGGAATGAGTCCAATCCCTTTCCTCCAGAATACCATCTTGCAGGAATAACCATAATAAGATAACGAGGATTCATTTTTTTTGCTTGGTCAACAAAGAAATTAAAAATCTGCTTTGCGCCATCGCCACCTCTACCTCCGCCATCTTTCATACTATACGGTGGATTTGAGATAATTATATCAAAGTTCATATCAAATATTTCTTTTGGGCTAGTGTGAATAAATTGGTAAGCATATTGCTCCAAAGAAGAGTCTCGATCAAAGTTCTCTTTATTTACCCCGCAGCAGACACATAATCCGTCCTTACCCCAAACGTGATTTAAATTGCGATAAGCAATATTACCATAATTATCTGAAAAGCTATTGCAAATTGAATATTGTCCTTGAGGATCTATTGTACAATATAATGTTCGTCTCGCTATCAAAGAAGTTAATTCTGTGATAGCAATGCCATAAATCTGTTTTGTAAAAATATGGCTCAAGCGTTCCTGAAGATCAGGGATTTGTTTCTCAAGCCCAGCTATTAGCCTTTTAGCTATTTCGCGCAAGAATACACCTGTCTTGGTCGAGCAATCTAGAAATTTTAGATTCGGGTCCGACCATACAGAATCTGGTAGAAGATCCAGCATTTTATTTGCAAGAATCGGAGGAGTAAAGACTTCATCATTACTCAAGTTTGCCAAACACGTCAATATATCAGGGTTATATTTTGGCATAATTTCTTATATTGAAAATCTTAACTAGTGGATAATCTTTCACGGGCTTTGGAATAAAGCCTTCAATATGTCTATCGGATAGTACCTTCTCAGCAGATTCAGATACATCAATTAATTGCTCATAAACGAAATCTCGTCTTTTAACTTTATATGATCCCAAAAAAGACCATTCAGCTAATACAACTGGTGATCCATCGATAGGACTTGTTAAAGAAAGCGAGTCTCCACATAAAATGTTTGTATCTAAAATATACTGTACAAGAGGCAAAAGAACGATCCATTGTTTTTCTGTATAATATTTCAGATAAAACTGTTTAACACTAAGCTCCAAACGTTGCTTACATAGGATAACTACTGAATTATCAATCTCGACTCCATATAAACTCATTAGTGCTCGCAAAATATAAAACTCAAAATCCACCCTAGAATGGCCGTATTTTTTGCATACACTGAATAGTTTCTTTCTTAGTATTGCATCAAGAAAATTACCGTCACCACAAGAAGGCTCCAATACTCTTGAATCAATACGTTCAATTTCATCCTGAACAGATTGGAGCATATTATTCACGAGTTTATCGGACGTATAGACGACATTCTTTAGATTATCTTCGAAATTATATGTAGACTCTTGCATATTAATTTATTGTGCCTCAGGATGTTTACGCTTATATTCTTCATTATGCCATTTGAGATAATGCTTTCTCTCACAGTCATAATAATTTATCGGTAAGATCTTACCATGAAGATACTTGAAATCTTTTTCTTTATCAAGGCTTTCGTCATAAATCACATTTCCATTTCTATAATCAATTGTCATGTAGTTTGCTGACTCAAAAAGTTTGTCGCAAATTGGGCACATGAGTAGCCCATTATTTGGATTCATTGCATCATATGTATCTTCACATTTAGCATATGGTTTAATGTGACTAGCTATTAAAAAGTTTTTATACTCGAAACCACAAACAGGACATCTGCTTGGGATTGTTTTAAATAGTCCGTCTCTAAATTCACCCTGCACGGTTCGAACCTTTAGACCGCCAGATATTTTATATTTACCGTCCTGCATCTTTCTTCTTCTCTCTGATGTGCTATTGCCCGCATCAAGCATATCAAGTTTGACATCAGCAACATCAATAGAAAATGAATCTGAATATTCTATGGTTTCATATTTAGGGTACTCATGTACTAGATATGGACGAAGTGACTCTACTACATAAGATAACGAAAAATCATCTAGATATAATCGGCAAAACCAATCGTGATGAAATACAAAACCAAATGCGACTAAAGTTCGCCAGAAAACTGCAAAAACGAAATGTGACAGAAAAATCGCGCACATCATACTCACAGAAATGGCTCTCAAACGTTAATTGAATACGTTTTGAGAGCCTTTCCAATAGAGCGTATCACCATCAGACATTCAACTCAAATTTGACTTCCTCACCTGCCAATAGTCGTTCAGTATTTAGCAGATTGTTTTCATAGATGTGGGCATTCCCCAAAAATAGGGTTATGGACTTCAATGGCAAGTCAATCTGTCTCGATATCAGATACAGATGGTAAATGTCAGACGGCAAGCCTAAACTTGCATCTGAACTGCGTTGATAAGCCGTAAGCACAAGTTCTCCATCCTCGATCTGGAACTGAACCAAAGACAGGCACGGTGCCTGATTGCTTTCAGCATCCGTTGCTCCGAGAAACAGCACATAGTTTTTACTGCTCCTCTTTTCCTTATTTATCTTGGCCACAAGCGGTGGCAGTTTCTCGAAGTATGTAGGATATGAGTTCACAAGGATAGGTCCGACATAGTCCCACCAAGAGATGCCGACTTCACGGTACTTCTCCACATTCCGCTCCCCGTGCGTAAACAAGTCCAGTTCACTCCTCAATTTCTTTCTTGCGAGGTTATGTTCTTCGAATATGTCAAGAAGGTCACCAGGGGTCAGAGACAGCTGCTGATTCAATAGGTATTTTATTGCCCCCTTCTTATTCTGCTGCATCTTCCCGTCCAACAGAATATGCTGTAAAATTTGATGATATTTGTTCATATTTGATAGATTTAGTCTTCTATATAGATAACCTCAGAACGCCTTTCAAATGGCTAAAAATGGCCGTTATTCGCCCCCCCCCGACTTGTTCAAATAGGTTCTGTTGGCGCTGCTCCTCATAGTTGCATACCATCCATTCTTCCTGCTTCCTGCGTGATGTTTTCGACGCGCTTATTGTTCTCTCGATACGGTGAATTGTCCAGCCGTTTTTCTCGGCATACCTTTCAATAGGGCCATATGGGAACATTGTCAGCATGAATTTGCCCTTGACTGTTTCCAGCAACTGAAGGAGTTCTTCCATATTTCTGTCTGAGAACACGCCCTCATAGTGACCACAGTCGCTGTTGATGTATGGAGGGTCAACGAAATGGAACGCGTCATCGCAATCGTATGTCTGGATTACATCGAGAGCGTTCCTATTCTCGATAGTGACATGTTCAAGCCGCCGGCATATCTGCTCGGTGAATTCGTCCTTGGCGTTCTGGACTTTCTTTGGCATACCACCTCCGAAGTCGTACCCGAAAGAGCCGTCCATCATTGACGCAAAAGACATCCTGCACAACGCCCAGACCGCCCAAGCACGTTGGGCTGGGGAGAAGAATTCCGGATAGGCATTTATGTGGGCCGCATGGGCGTGAAGGTCCCGGCTGTGCAGGGTTTTGTCAATCTCTGTCTTCAAGTCTCGATAATAGACTTGCGCCGTCCAATAGAAGTTTGTAAGCTCCATATTGATGTCATTTATGATCTCCGCTTCTACAGGAGACTTGGCGAACAATACGGCTGCCCCGCCACAAAAGGCTTCCGTATAAAGCCGATGTGACGGTATGAGAGGGATTATGTGCTTCAGCATCGTCTGTTTCCCTCCATAATAGGAAATAGGTGTTCTCATATCTGTTGAATTAAAAATTATTGTTACCTTTGTCCCTGTACCACCCATACGCACAAAGCGTCACCATGCAAACGAGGGACTTACTCCCGGCTTTGCGTGGTGACGCTCTTGTGTAAGAGGTGGGTGGTACTATTTCTTACAGGTCGGGAGTTTTTTATTTACAGCCACTCCCAAGGCTGCATCCATTTCAAGTTCAAGGGCGGTCTCTTCTGTACATCTCCCAACCGGACATCACATCCGTCTGGTTTGCTTTAAGCCCGTTCTCCACAAAGGACATCGCAGACACAATCTTGACCATAAGGTTCTTGTCCTTGATGTCCACCGCGGCATCACAGTCATATTGAGCCGCATCGGACACGTGCTTTACATAAGAGCCTGTATTGTTTTCAGAAGGCGGTGCCCAACGGCTAATCATCTGCCTTATCGTCTTCAACCCCAAGTTCGTGTGGTAGTGTCGAAGCGTGACAAACACAGCCCTGTAGCCATAAGCCATCGATTCGAACTGTTTGAAAGCCTTATCACTTGATGGGGTAACCTCTCCCTTATAGGTCGTCCTGCTCAATCTGATGTTGCAGGGATTGTTGTTTCTTATTCCTCTCGGTGCCATACTCTACTCCCATTTATCCCATGAATTGACAAGGTTGATGGCGTTCTGCCTGAATGTCTGAAACTCGTTCCATTCGTTCACATATTCAGCCGCCTTGTCATCGGTCAAAGCGCCGATCTCCATGCCGGCCTTCGCCTGCAGGAGCTGAATCTGGTGTGTCTTGATGGCATCCTCCTCGGTCTGGAGATACTTCGACCGGATGATACCGTTCACGAGCTTGTCACGGTTCCACTCATCGCACTCGATGAGCGTGCCTGCGTCAGGCATCGACCCGGTGTAAGAATAACCTTCCATCGGCTCCGATGTCTCATCCGGCTTGTATGTAGCCGGCTTCTCATTGAGATAACATAAAAAATGCGCCCCGTCATATTTTGAGGGACGCATCTGGCGTGGATATGCCACGCTGAACACTTCTGTTGTTTTCATATCAAGTAAACTTATAAAACTTCTTGTTGCGTTTATTGATTTCTATCTTAATAACAGTAGGGGCAGGCAAGTCTTCCTTCGAGAACTCCGTTTCGCATTGCTCTATAAGCACCTTCGAACCGGTGTACGAGAAGTATTCCTCACCTGGCTTAACAAGCACAGATTTGCCTCTGTCATCCGTATAAGAGAACTCCTTACCCTGCCATTCAAAACGTATGGCAAGACACTTCTTCGGAGTGCCGTCATCATTCTTCTCCTTGATGGAGTCTATCACGGCATAATCACGGAGTTCCATAAGGAAATCATCCTCCGACTGCTGCTTCTCCGGGTCAAACAGGAAGTTCTCGAATCTCCTCTGCTGACCGTGAGCAATCTCAAACGGGCATTGGCTTTTGCGCCTGTTAATCTTTGCGCCCAAACGTTCTTTCTTTTCCATATGATACTTTTTTAAGAAATTAATCGAATTTGCATGCATAACCGTTCCGAGTTGCGACGATATGGCTACCCTTATCTGGTCATAGGTAAGACCCATCTTAAGGCCCTTCCTGATTTTCCGCTTGATGTCAAGCACTACATCACGGTTCGCCCGGACATGCCCGTCAGCAAAGATACGGTACCCTACAATCGTAAATCCTCCCTTTGTAGCCCCGACCTGCCACTTTGGGTTCATCGTGAATTTCAGCTCACGTCCCCAGTATAATGCTATCCAATCAACTACAAGATGCAGGAAAGTCTTATCCTCATGAAGGACAAGGACATTGTCCATGAACCTATAAAAGAATCGGAGCCCTTCCTTCACATACTGGCAGAAAAGTGCTTCCAAATAGGCTTCACCCTTCGAGATTTCAGCAAAGTCGGATTCAGTTTTTGCCGACGCCTTTTTGTCCGTGATGTACATTGCCGCCAATTTATGAATCAAGTCCGGATTCGATTGCAACCCGAACAATCTTCTGACATCATGGTCAAACATACCAAGCGATATATTGGCATAAATCGTCGATATCTTCAGACCGATTGCTATGCCAGCAGGATGTTCAGGATCATCATTGCCCATAGGCGTCCCTATGCTGCTGTCAATGACTGCGTCAAGGGAATTAAGAAGGACAGGATCCTTTATCTTCCTCCTCAGATAGGCTTTGGGAATGTCATGCAGAATATGTGGATACATCTTTGACACATCGAGATTGGCGAAGGCTTTCAGTTCAGGGTGGGTCTTCAGGTCGTGGCTTATAAGCTTCACCATCATATGCTGTCCTCTGCCAGGGATACAGGCAAAGCAGTGTTCGTCAAGGCTTCTGTTTACAATATCCTCTGTACGCGTCAATACGCCCCAATGATAGACGTGATGCCAATATTGAAGCATCGACAGGAACCTCTCCTTCCGACCTTTCTTCTCAAGTATTGTCTTATAGGTGTAATCCTCCGATGAGGGATGGTATGATGAAGTGAGAAAAAGATGAAGAAGGCGATTAACATTTGACTCAAGGTCTTCGTCAAATGCTTTCACCTCCTTCCGTCTTCTTTTCCGTCGTGAAGCCAATCGATGGGCCATACGAAAGTTCTCTTTCGTGCCTATGACTTCCGACAAGTGTCCGTGTCTTCGCACAAGTGTCTAAGTGTTATAAGTGTCTCGTGTCTGCTTTCTCTCACAAGCGCCGTCGAATTCTTACGAACCTACCGGAACCAGTTTTGATATGATGTCTTTCGGCAAGGGCCGGGGTTCATCCTCAAATAGAAGACGGGTGCAAACACAACCAGCCTCCCAAGTAGTGGGGCGACGACAGGTTCGCATTGGAATTCGAGGGCGCATAGTTACCGTTGAAGTACGCCAAGCCATCAATGTCACCATTGTTAGCATTGCCGGAACCGAGCGGAGACCGGAAACCAGAAACCTACCGCCTTAGAGGACAAACCCACCATAAGGCGGCACAAAGGTACAAATTTTACTTAATCCATTAAAACCTCATATTAAAAAACCGCCTGACGGCGGTGATTTTTTTTCATCGCCGCCGACGATTTCACGAAGAAAAGAAAGAACAGTATTTCAAAGAACTTGTTTTGCATCCGCCCACGGATGCCTTGGTTTCTTGCTCAACCGCTATCGCGGTCTGCGCGGTTTCTTGGCTTTCGCGTCGCCCCTTACCCCGCTATGAGGCATATACCTTTGGGGTCGGGTCGAAGTCACCCACGCATTCGCAGAGGGGCGACGACAGGTCCGCAGTGGAAGACGAGGGCGCAGAGCTACCGCTGAAGCACGCCCAGCCAGCAATGCCACCATAGTTAGCATTGCCGGAACCGAGCGGAGACCGGAAACCAGAAACGGCTTTATTGAAATAACATCCATCACTTCTATATGTCGCCGATGTGGCACCATCCTCTGATGGCATCCCCGCAAGTCCCTGAAAATTGATGCGCTTGACATAGTTCCATGTTTCAGGGGTGGATGGGAGGATCGTCCCGACCTTTATCATGTTGGCCGTCTCTGAATACTTCCATTCTGTCAACGAAGACTTCGCCACATAGAATGAATATGAACCGTCAGCATTGATGACCGCGACAATCCTGTTTTTGCCACACCAAAGATGACCGTATGGGTTCTTCAGCCCGAAGAAACAAGGAATCGGGGCATTATAGACCACGGTTCCGTCAGACTTCTTCACCGCATAGGAAGCGACACCAAGAGCGTCCGCGAGTTCGACTCCGGCAGAATACGGAACCACCGGGTGATAACCATTGTAAGCTTCCCAACCAGGCATCGAGGCCACGCCATAACCAAGACCGCCCTGATACAATCCATTGGCATCCTTTGATGCGCTGAATGAGGTTTGGATGTTTCTGGTACCGAGGATGATGTCAGCAAGTATCATGATGACAGTGTCTATCCAATACCAACCAGCACCCCAGCCCTCGCCGCGTTTGCGACCAAGTTCCTCAAATGTGGCGGTTCCCTTTTCAGTTGCCGCGTACCCAAGCATTGACAGGTTCTCGGCTGACGCATTTCCGGATGTGATGGCAGAACCACCACCGCCACGATACTGTTCAGCGGAACTTATCAGCGAACACAAGATATTGTTTGTCCTGTCAATGATGCCCGAATGTCCGGCAGCGATTGAGAAAACCGGCACACGATAACATTCACGGCCTGGAATCGGTTTCAGGGAAGCGGCCTCATAAAGGTAACTGCCTTCCATCCATGCAGCCACATAGAACGGTGTCCGCACGCCCCACTGGTATTGCCCCATTGTACCATCAAGCTTGGCCGCCTCACCGGTGGCAAACTTATAGTGGTTGTTCGGGTCAAGTTTCTTCCTTGAATGGTCATTTCCCACAAGATAACAGCCAAGGCCAAGAAGGGACGGAAGCCGTTTCACATAGTTCAAATCACCACAACGTTCTCCAACAGGAGAAGACTGGTCAAGATTGAACCTGACTGCGGCATATCCGTCATCTCCAAGAAATGATGCAGGGAAAAAGCCATATTCGTTTCCGGACAACGATTTCCCGAAAAGCAGATCACCCGCATCGACCTGGGCGAATTGCTTGAATGATGATAATTCTTTCTTTTTCATATGCGTTGTTATTTAGTATTTTTCAGTCCTTGATGTCACCATTGTAAGTGAAATCATTCATGTTGATTATCTGGAACTCGAAAGAGCCATTATTCCAGGAATCGTCGTCCGAGATGTCCACAATGAAATAACTTGCGGTCTTCGCGGTCAACGTAGCCTTGACTGGGGAACTGTTGCTGCTAGAATCCATAATATATCCGACACCGGTCAACATCACCAGATAGTCATTCGGTTGCAGGTTCCACTTTGTCGGGATCCACACAGTGTACCTTCCGTTGGCGGTCCTTTGGCATTGCAGGGTTCTCCCGTCAAATGTCTTGTAGCTCATCGAGCACGTCCCGTTTGAGGTCCTTCCCGTGACAGTCCCATGCGCAAGGACATTCAATGAACGGCCATAGGACTTTGTGGTTTCGATATTCCCACGGTTGGTGATAAGCCACCCATAAAAGGTCGCGCCTTCCCCTATACCGAGAAGTTCTACGTACTCACGGGATGACAGTACCAGCTCGCCATATTTTGCTCCATCCTGGAAGAAGTATTTTCCATTTGGGGCAGTAATGGACACCGCACCGGATGACAGCACCCCGTCGTACCGATGAGTCATCACTGTTATACGGCGTCCGTTCTGAGAAGAATCCCATGGGAACCCTCCTGCCGCAATGATCAAGGACCCACCTCCCTCCATTTGAAGGTTATCATGCAGTTGGGCCTCTGATTTTTCATCTGTGCCACCCCATTCCCACTCTCCGCTATAATGTGCGAAAGGCTGGCGGAGCGTGCCGTAGACGATTACATCTTTCAGCGTGCTGTCCTCTATGGCAGCCCCTTTAGTAGTGAAAAGTCCATCCTTGCTGACAATGGTCTCACCCCCGGCCGCGCGGATGCTGCCGTCCGCCATCAGTTGTATCTTCCCGGATGTGTGCTTGATAACACCCTCATCCATAATCCAACCCTCCTTGCCTGTACCAAGCAGAAGGACTTTCGTGGAGAAATTCGCGAATGACGGCACAAGACGCCAGTATCCGGTGTTGTTTTCAATCGAATCATACGGAGTCTCATTCGAACTGGATGTATGGTGTTTGGTACACTGATACACCTGCCCATTGTAATAGGCGAAATCAGCATACGCCTCCCCATCCGCACCGCTATAGAACTCTATGCCGGCGGCCCAAACAATCTGGCGCGTCCGCGCCCCTCGCTCACCTTTGTCTCCTTTCTCCGGTGGCTGCTTGTAAGCTATTCGTGTTATATGCTTTAACATCTTTCTGATACACATTATTCCGCTGAAATAATAAGAGTTATGTCACCGCCAGCCTTGACCGCATGGTCAATGGTGACTGTAAATGAATCTCCTCCGTCCTGCGATGCGATTGTGTCCCCAGCCGCATCTGTAACAAGGTAATTGAACGTAAAGCCCTTTACCTCTGTCTCCGTTGTCCGCTTGTACACCTTAGGTCTATAGATGATGGATGTCTGAGCCGTGCTGAGTTCTTCCGGAACCTGAGCCCCAGCCGCATTGGTGGGATTTGGATAGATGATCAGGATGTCAGTCTCATCGCTCACTTCCATCACTGCGCTTGAGGACTTGCCGTTATAACTCATCTCACATTTGTACAACTCGCTTGAATTGATATCTGATGCAGTGATGGTAATGCTTGATGAACTCTTGTTTATCGACTCCCAGCCATCAACGCCATCCACGACTTTCATCTTGTACCATTTGTAGGTCACTCCATCTGTCTTCTCGACACCGCCGATCATCAGATGAGCCGTCGCCTTCAACTGTGATGTGGTGTCATCAACAACACCGCCGTTGTTGATCGTGATATAGCCCATGCACGACTCTCCGTCAGTCTGCTCGATGGCCACCTCAATGGACGCGGACACGACTGACTGGAATCCCGTATTGACAACCCCCTTGAATTCAATGGTGTCCGAGTCAATGTTGCCGCTCGATGCGATCTCCTTCAGTATCGTAAGTGTCGGCAGCGTAAATCCGTCAACCTTCTTCACTTCGCTCTTAAAGGTACCTGCAGGAATGCTTCCCATCGCTTTGCTAAGCCCAGAAGCATCAAAGACGATGGCAGTTCCGTTGAACTTCCATTCGACACCGGTAGCTGCAGGCTCTATGCGCATTGCTTTCAGCGAGCTTCTTACTACCGGATATATACACGGCTTGTTGGCCGCGAAACTTGGCGTGATTATGTTGTTTCCGTTGGAAATGAACTGCTTCAACGGAAACGTGCTTCTCAACGTACATGTCAGTGAATCACCCTGCCTGACATATTTGATTGTCGTCTGTCCTTTTACTGTACTCATTTCATCTTCTTTTATTTGTTCAACTCTTCCTTTGCTTCAGCCGCCGTAAGAACCTTGCCTCCAAGCGACTTGACTTTTTTCTCAAACGGAGCGGAACTCCCATAAGTCTGAAGGTCGCTCTCATTGATGATGACATATTCACCATCCGGAGTCTTCTGCCTGAATTCGGCGATTCCGGCATCCTCGGCCTTGCGGACCGGAATCTTCGCATATACATATCTCATATCTTAAAGTGTTATTACCTCATTGTTGTCACATATCATGGTATCCCCATCTATAAACGCCCCTAAAGGGTCAAGTTCATCCACTTCAAGGGCCACATCCGAAGCATTGGCGAATTCCTCTGCCGGAATCATGATGCTATCGCCATAACCGAGGTCAGTCCATTCGGCTCCATATACCGCCCTTTTTATGGACCACTTGATGCTGAAGAATCTTGAAGGATTTTCCACGACAGTCCTTCCGACCGTGATCACGCATTCATTCTTCACCATCTCCGCATTCGGGGAGACCTCCACCCCGCCATGCACAAAATGCTCGAAATCATATTCTGGATATCTCCTCACCACTGTTGTCTCATCTTTAAGGCACTTATCCGTCGGAGATGACGGCAGAGCCTCGCCTGACAACGCATATTCCACCTTGCAGGATATTTGCACCTGTCCATTGACATAACGGGGATCGATTGTCAATGTGTCTGCATTCTGGCCTGCCTCATAGAACAAGTCCTCATCAGGGTCAATAATCGTCTCCTTTCCGTCAACGGTCTTATACCACCAGTATGCGACCTTGCACTGTCCTGAATCCGGGGTCTTTCCGCCAAGCAGGAATGTCGCCTTAATCGTGCGGACACCTGCATCTGTAATGGGGTTGAATACAAAACTTGCCGGTTTATCGAGAGACAGCGATGCGGCTTCCGCCAGCGAGACGGTTGATAGAGTAGAGGTCGCCTGAATGCGCAAGATCTTGCCGCTCCTCGTATCCGGATACGATGCCGTGAACACGAGCACCTTCGGCTCCAGATAAGGAATGTTCTTCGTGACGGTCAAAGTGCCGTCCTGCGCCACCGAATAGCCGTCCGTCTGGTTCGTGATCAGATAGCGGGACAATTCCCCTGTCAAGTAGGATGAATCCGTAATCTGTCCTACCATGTCCTGAGGTATCTCATACCAGAGGATTCCTGTCAGAGCCACTTTCCCGTTCGCCATTATGCCGTTCGGATCATTGACATATACCTCCGGTCGAATCACGAGCGGTGTAAGGCTCCTGTCCGGTATGTATTCACCCGTCTCGGCGCAATGCGTCTGTGTGAGACTTCCACCACGGACAACCATTGTGGTGGATATGTTCAGAGGATCATAGACGATCCCGATTCTTTTTGTCTTTTTCATATACTGTTCAAATGCCTTTCAAATGTCAAAAAACAACCTCCGCTTCCACGCTTTCAGCGCCGTCACGGACATACGCCCTGCAGATGAACCGCCCGGAGGAAACCGGAAGGTCTTCCTGCGTCAGGTCCACACTCCTGCCGCATCCGGAGTGATCTGCATTCCACACCCCATCTGCAGCAGCATCACCCGTATCCCTGGACCAGGTCCAGTCCGAATCAAGAATCTCATCCGTTATGTCATTCACGCCACGACGGACAATTGCCATCAGTGTCGTATCAAGACAGCCGTACAGGAAAGTCTCTCCTGCCGTGCTGTCGATTATCAGTTCCAGTGTCGTGTCGCCGGCTACGAGCAACCAGTCGGACGAATCGTAACGCGGCTCCTGGAGCGTACCTTCAACGATGCATCGATACTTGCACGACTTGTGATAGACTTCATCCTGGAACTCATCATTGCAGAGATATGGTGTGTCCGGTGTTCCCTGCCAAAGGCCTCTGTCCCGGATTGTCTTCACAACCGCCCCTGTCCCGTCCAGCTGCATGAAGTTCCTGGCCAGAACCGTATCCAGATATATCGACGGACGTTTGCCCAACGGCAGAGACTTCGGTATCAGGGAATCAGGGATAGAGCCAATAATCAGCTTGAAGTGTGACGGCAGGATGATGTACTGGTCAACACCATCAAGCAATGCGATCCGCTGCTCCGTGGACGAGAAATACTGGCTTCTCTGTCTTTCAGCCTGTGTAAAATTGCCATACCTTGCAATATTCATATATGGAACCGGGGCTGCGTTTTTTCCTCCTGGGACCGCATCATCAGCACCGAGCACAATTCTCACTGTCTTCGCCGCCTGATCCACAGATGTAACCCTAAAATATGATGTCACGAACCCTCCGCTGCTGTTATAGTGGCCCTTGCAGATGTCATCGACATCCAGCTCTATGACATCACCATCCTCCACCTGCATCGTAAGGATATAGGCACTTTCGCTTCTCTCATCAGCGGTGACCTTGGCAATTGTTCCACCCTCGGTGTTCCACATCTCCCCACCAGTCACGCGGACCTTGTTGTATATGAGTTGCGGGACCTTGAGAAATGACCTCAATGTCAGGGATGACATCTCAGCCGATCCGTCAGAGTCAATCTTCCAACCAGAGCCAGTCTCTATGCCCTGCACGAAGTCCGGGGAGCCGATAATCCCTGCAATGACACGGGCGAACTCGACGATGTCCTTCTTCCTGACCGGCTGGTCAATATAGTCCCCGAACATCCTGCCAGACCACTTCTCAGAATCCTTTGAGTGGTCGGACTCCAAGGAATGACCAGATTCATCGGAGTACCCGGCTTTTGCCTTTTCCGTGACGGTGCTTACACTACCATCCTCCTCGTTTTCCTTCGGATGGGTAAGGCTGATATATCCGTCATTGTCAGTGGTTATCTGATCAAGATACGGAAGGTTCTTATGAGTATGGCCGTCTCCGGAGACAACGGAATTCGCACCGCCATTCTGGATGACGGACACTGCGGTTCCTGAAGTGGTGCCACCGAGTTCCCTCAGTCTCCTGCTTCGCGGTCTTGCCGCCCTGTTGGTTGTTTTCTGTATATATTCCTTTGCCATGGTCATCCCTCCTTTCCCTCATATTCGTCAGGGCGCATCTCGATGAAAGTGGCATCGGACACATCCTCCTTGACGTTGATTTCCTCGCCGCTCATGATGAACTTGACATCCTGTCCCTGAGCCGCATCGACATAGGAAGACAGTCCCTTCGGGTCAATGGAGACCTCCCCGGACAATGTCGTCCTCCTGTCGGCATATTGGCTGTACAGAGTCCCGATCAGCAGATGTTCTGGATGGTCAGTCCTCCCGGCACGCATAAGCTTCTGTATCTGTTCGCCTGTCTCCGATGACATATAGATGCCTTTGGCGGTGGGGCACACGACATCGGCGGTGCCGCATATCGTGTCAAGCTCAAGATCCTCTTTCGCATCGGCATTCAAAACACCGGAGTACTCCACATCATCCATCGTGTCCTCGTCCAACGTCAAAGTCCTCTTCACCACAGACACTTTCGGAAGTTTGTACAGCTGCCAGCGTATCTTGTCATAGCCACCCTTGTCCTTGAAATATCCATCAGCTTCCACAGAGAATCTGTCAACGTCATCGAATGCCCACACCCCGTTGTATATCCGGATTTCCAGATAACCCCCTTTCGGCGGATAAGGTATAAACTGGCCGTCCGGCAGTTTCTTGAAAGAGTCGAACATCCAGAAGTCCTTTGTGTCACCGGCATATTTGTCGGCATAGTGGTACTTGCGGTTCTTTACTTTCTTGCTTCCGTCCGTCCACGGCTTCCCGACACTTTGGCGGTTGCACTGCCATCCCATAACTCCCGTTCCCTGCAGGACATCATCAGGATCATAGTACGCAAGCCACGCCTCGCCCCATTCAGCCTCGCCTGACTTCCAGCCCCATTTCGACAGGTATTTATCCTCTGCGGTGGACACGAAGCCGTTTCCCGGCTGTCCGTTCTTGGTAAGCCACTCATTCGAGTAATGGCACAGAGCCGTACCCGCCTCATCATATACGACAATCGCGACCGGGACAAAAGCAAACGCTGCATTGTTCTTCACGAAATCATGATTGCCTGATTCATTGCCGTCGCCTGAATCCGAGAACGGGTTATAGCGGGGGTCGAACAACAGTTCCTGCTGGATACGCAAATAATTGTTCGCAGCATCAGCGGAACCCATTTCCGGAAGATAGACACGCGCCATCTTCATTGCAAGGGTTTTCGGATGTGAGGACGGATGCAGCCCCTTTCTTGTCGGGAAGCCGGAAGCCAATGAGCCGTGTCCACCAGTATAGAACCCTCCGACAATGCCCTCGGCCTCATTGCCTCCGAGCATGGGCTGAATCTTGAAGAACGAGTTGCCGCTTCCGATTTCAGCCACGCCCTTGCATTTATCCTTATTCCAAGATTGGAAAAGGGTGTAATCTATCAGGGCATAGTCCCAGTCGTAACCGTGCCTGTGGCTTTCGTCATAGTCGATGTAATATGAATAACAGGTCGGGACGGACATCCCTGTAGGGACAATCCCATTGTTGTATTTGACCCCGGAGCTGTCTGATGTGAGATTTGTCCATTCTGGCCCGAAAACATCTTCATAGTCAAGTTCCCCATCAATTACATCCGCAGTCGAATATGGGGAGAACGTTATTTTTATGTTGTTGTACACCGAATCGGTGCCAAGCGATGAGTCCTCACCCTGCCAGTCTATCTCCGAAGATGGGTTCTTACTCGTATACAGGCCATTGATGTCATACACATACACTTTCCCGGCGCGTTGTATCATACGCAATCCAAGGGGTTGGAATATTCCCTCGATGACGTCCTTGAATGATGACGCCTCCCCGTCCTCGTCATAGAAGTTCTCCGACGCAATCATCAAAGAGGACAATGCAAGCTGAGTCCCGTCCGCAAACTGCGTGGAGATCAGGGATTCATCGATTGAGGTATAATTCAGCCTCGACTTGTCAAGCGCGTTATCAAGCAGCTCTTTCAATGTCTTGCGCCCGGAACCGTCATAAGGCATCCTGTCAAGGATACCGAAATCGGAGAAAGTAAGGCTGACCTCATAGTCGGATGTGCTGTCATACGGTTCCTCATAGAATTCAGGGTCAAGGCATCCGCTCCAGAACAAAACGTTGTTTCTATAGACATCGAGACGGATCTGCCCTACCTTTATCGAATAGAGGTCAAGGTAAGTCCTATCTCCGGGTGAAACGATGGTCAATGTCGCGGTGCTCCCGCATATGACATTCTCCTTGGCCGTCTCATTGTACTCTATCATCAGGGGTTCGTCATCCGGGAATTTCAGGTTCCTGACGGGAAATGCCACGTCGGACTCCTGGAGGATTCTGCACCTCCAGACAACGCCCTTCCTTGAATAGAAGGCTCCCGTATATCTTACCATCATTCCCATGCTATGATCTTCTTCTCCTGTTATTCTCTCTTCTTTCTATGCCGACCAGATTCCGGCCTTTGATTTTGAACTCCACTTTTTTCTTGCCGCCGTCTTCAAACCCGATAATGGATTTGAGTCGGTCAAGAGGGGCGACCACCTCCGGGTTATGACTCGCCCCGGAATACTCACCGAACATACCTATGGTAGGTCCATAGGCAAGGCCGCCGTCAGCATATTTCGGGATAGAGGCCACAGCCGCCCCGACCGCTGCCATACTGGCCGCCAACGATATGAGGTTGTATGGGAACGGCACACTCTGCGACTGGGCCGCCGCTCCTGCAAATGCCTGCGCTATATTTCCACCGATGACAGACGCAATCGCCGGAAGTGCGGCGGCCACGGCTGAGAGGACATTCGATCCCCATGAGAGCCAACCTGCGGCATTCTCGCCGACTACCCCAGACAGGCTGTTCGCTATCGATGACATATTCTCAAGCATGCCCGTGGTCTTTTCCCCCTGCGCCTGTGTCGCGTCAAGACTTGTTGCATACTGAGACCATTGGTTGATTGCCTTCTTTATCGATGCCCGTTCTTCCTTTGTCTGGGCCACAGCAGCCATCTTCTGGAGTTCCTCGATTTTCGATTTGGCCACCTCGACACCGGTTATTCTGGCACGGAGGCTGATTTCAAGGTCACCGCCTACGCCAAGCCCGTTCCGAACCATTTTTGAAAGGTCTTCCATTCCTACAAGCTGGACTGATTCCTCTATGGCATCCTTCTTGGCTTTCCATTGAAATATCTGCCTTTGAATCTCACCGCGTTCCGCTTCCCCGGCTTTCTGAAGTCTTGTCTGAAGGGCAGAAAGAACCTTGTCGATATCCTCCAGGTTCTTAGGGTCGGCAGGAACATCAAGGGCTTCAAGGGAGGATTCGATAGCATCTTTCTTGCGCCTGTAATCATTTATCGTCCTCTGGATGTTCGCCCTTTCCTCATCATTCGCATACTGCAGGACAGACTCGCAGGCGGATATCGCCTGTTCATAGTCCGCAAGACTGTTCATCACGGCAGGAGTGGAGGCAAGCGCCACACGGGCTTTCAGTTCGTCCTTCTCACGCTCGTACGCGTTTATCGTGGCCTGAATCCCTGCCTGTTCTGATTGAGAGGCTCTGTTCAACTGGTCTTCAAGCACTGATATGACCGTTGAATACTCCTCGAATGTCTTTGGAGATGTCGGGGCAGAGATTGCTTTCAGACTATCTTCAATAGCCTTTCTCTTCTTGGAATATCCGTTGATCGTCTTCTGTATCTCCGCACGCTCCTCATCACCGGCAATTTTCAGCAGTTTGCCATAGTATGTTATGGCTGTGTCCAGTTCCTGGATTGTCTTCGGGTCTGAAGGCACACTCAACGCCTCCATCTCAAGATTAACAGCATCGAGTTTCTTCTGCCATGCGTTTATGTCCTTCTGAAGTTCGGCCCGTTCAGATGCGCCGGCAGCCTTCATCAGAGCCGTAAGAGCCTGTATCTTTTTCTCGATGACATCTATGCTGCCAGCCTTGCCTGTCGTGACACCAGATGTGGCCGGTGATATTCCACGTCCTTTCAGAAGTTTGTCCGCCTCGTCGTTGTATTTGTTCACGATGGAGAAATAACGGTCCCCCTCGGACATCTCCTTTTTGGCCGCGTCACTGTATACTTTAGCCCTGGCCTCGCCATAGGTGGCCACATTGCTTTTATAGGCATCCCCGACTATCTGCTTTCTCTGCCCGCTTACCTGACCGCGACCGAGGACACCGTTCGCTGATGCCATTTTGCCTTGGTACACACCCTCCGCATAATTACGGGCGCTCTTCCGGTCGTCATCCGTGACCTTTTTCGCATTCTCCGCCTGAAGCATCTTCTCTATTGCCGACTGGTACTTCTTCGACGCGAGTTCCATTGCGGCGGCTGCCATGGCTCTTCGTTTAAGGGACTCCACAAATGTCGATTCATTATTGACCAGAACATTCTCGGCATCCTTTACCGAATTGATCCTTACGCCAAGGTTTCTGAATTCATTGGCGTTGTCCTTCACGAATTTCTGACGCCTGGCGATGTCGCCGGAGAGTTCCTTCCACGCCTTCTGCAATTTTCGGTAGGACACAAGCTGTGATGCTATGCTACCAGCCACGGATGATTGGATGGACTTCTGCGCATCCTCTTCTTCTTTCTTGGCCTGCTTCTGGGCTTCGGATTTCTCCTGGTACTTGGACACCAGCTTGCTGATCGCCGTTATCACCCCTGTTACTATCAGAGACGCGCCAAGCGTCATTGACGCAAGCAGCGCCTTCGAGGCGGTGGCAGAGAGGCGGAAAGCTACCGTCAGGCGGTTCTGTGCCGCCGTCCACAATTCAGTCACCTTTCTGCAGGTCACAATTCTGAATGAGCTTGTGGCATGCAGGGTGTTGGACATCTGCTGCACGCCCATCATCACCGCCATCACAGACTGCATCTTCGTCTGAACCGCCATCAGTCTCTCGTTGTCCTTGACGAACATTGACACGATGCCGGAACCTGCTGAATATGCTCCCATCAATCCTTGCACGCCATTGATGACACCACCTATCTGCGTGGCACCTGTTGAGAGAGCGGTCTGTTCGGTGCGGAGTTCCCTGTACGCCGTTCCGAGACGCTCCATCTCCTGACGGCGTTCCTCGTATTCGGCTGTATTCTGCTTTCCTTCAAGGCGAAGCCTGGCCATCTCCTCACGGATGGCCATAATCTGGGTTCTTATGCCAGTATTGGACTGCTTGTAACCGGCAACCGCATCACGCATGCCGGCAAGCGCCCCCTTTTCCTGGTTGAGTTCATTGAGCAATGCGGATGTCTGGGACGTGGGAGCCTTGGCCGCTTTCAGCTGCTGATATTTCGAGGTGAGATCAGCGACCACCTTCTTCTGGCTCTCTATCAGCTGGATATAGTCAGAGACATCCTCTGCCCCCTCCGCAAGCGACTGCTTTATTTGGTTGTATGTCTGGGTATAGGTTGAAGACAAAGACTCGGCAGCTTTCTTCTGAGCCTCAATCTCGGCATTTACCGACTTGATCTTGTTGATCTGGAAGCCAATCTGCCGGAGCTGACCATCGATGTCGAATGCCTTTCTGTCATCTCCGGACAGGTACGCCTCTGTCTTGGCCTGTTTCAGACGGTCATATTCGGCACGAAGTTCAGACAGGTTGGATGATTGCGAGGACAGCCTTTCAATAGATGCCGCGGCGTCATTAGCCACGGCCCTTATGCCTGCCGCGACACCGCCAGCACCATTCGCGACGGAATCAAGGACAGCCTTGTTTCTGGACGCCATCGATGAGGCGATGTTCGCCTGGGCCTGCAATTCCAAATTAACCCTTTGGATAGCCGCCGAAGCCGCCTTCTGCCCGGAGGCCACTGCGGAGACGATCTTCGACGCGACCCCGGATGCGGAATCACGACCAGTGAAATCAATCTCGTATGTGACCTTTTTATTCATCTTTCCAAAGCTCTATCAATTTCTCGAATTCCCTTTTGTCCGCTTCCAGCTCCTCCTTTGTCATCTTTGTCTTTGCCATTTCTGACTTCATGGTTCCATCCCAACCGAATTTCAGGACATCTTCAGGCTTCAGGCCCTTCTTGGCATAAGGCTTCAAGGCATAGTAACAAATCCAACGGCAGCGCTCCCATCTCCCACGCTCATTATCCTCCTGCTTCGACTGCCATTCTTTATAAATGGCACTAAACTCGGTTGGAGTCAGTCCGGAGAACTCCTTTACGGATAGGCCCATCCTCCCGACCGCGACTCCGAGGACAATTTCTATTGGAGTGGGCTTTATGCGTTTTTTTCAGCGTCTCCATCCTTATTTTCATTTGCCCTTTCGGCAAGGGCTGCGGTGACGCGGATGAACTCCTCACCGTCAAGTGCGTCCGCGAATTCCTGGAATGAAAGTTTGAACTCCTCACCGTTCCTGCGGCAATTGGACTTCACCACGTGATACATATACTTGACGGAATCCTCGGTGTCCACAGGCGCGTCAAGGCCGGTCTCCTCCTTGAACGAGAGCATGGCTCCCATTGTCTCACGATATGGATATCTCTTCCCGTTCACCTCGATTTCGAGATTCCCGTTGCTCGTATTCTTTGGTTTGCTCATTATGACTTATGTTTGATTGGATTAAAAGCCGTCCGGGGGAATATCCCCGGATGGCAGAATTTATGATGACTATACGTTAGTGACAGTCTTTGTCCTGACTCTTCCTGTGTTCTCGAAAGACGCGGAATAAGTCGAGTCGTCATCGGCAGGATCATTCCTCTGGAGTGAGGTGATGACAAACAAGCCGACACGGTATTTCTTGGCTTCCTCTCCGGCATAGGCATATTTCAGCTTGACAGGCTCGCCGCTGTCCATCGCTTCAAGAAGCTCGTCATAGGTGGCTCCCTTCTCATCCTTGCAGACGAGGCAGTCGGTAGAGATTGACACCGAACGTTTGGACACGGACTTCTCATCCCAGAGTCCGTCCGTCGAGGTATCCTCACCGGCTCCCGCCTTAAGGTCCTCGTCTGTCTGTTCAGTATCGTTGTAATCCGGCAGGACTTTCAAAGAACGGGACTTCGTCTCCGCCTGGTCCTGAATCTCGCAGGATGTGCAATGCCCAAGGGGCTTGGTTCCGAGGAACACGATCATCTTGCTTCCATGTACATATCCTTTTTCCATCGCTATAATATTTTTGTGAATAAACCTTTTATGATGGCCCCGAGGCTGAAACGCTTCCACAGCCATTGGGCGGCCACTCCTCCGGCAGTGCCTATAACAACTCCCGCGAGGAACCACTTGCCGCTTCTCCTCTGAGGGACTTTCGGTTGTGTTTCAAGTACCGACCTGTTGACGTTTGATTCCGATTCGAGCGCCATTTGAGAGAGCCTTGAATGTAGCTTGTCAATGACAGCTTTCAGTGAATCAATGGTGCTTTTCTGCCTAAATGTCTGTCTCTCATACTTTGTACATTGTCGGGCGACGCTGTCGCATCTTCCGGTCAACACAATGTTGTCACCTTGGCGCAAGGCTTCAACCGAAGCACGACCGTAGGCCGTCCCATACTTTGCGCCTTCTGGAAGGTCAAGGAGGCTCTGCATCGGTATCGTCTCCTGCACCTGACTCATCGGAATCTGCTCGATGAATGTCGCCCTCAATTCCGTCATCTCCTGCTGCAGGCTCTGGAACCTGTACTGAACGCTGTCCGTTACTGCCTTCGCGACCTGTTCCGTTTGGACCTGAAGAACCTCCTGAAGACTGGAGTCCTCCTGTCTGTACGTTGCCGCCTTTTTTTGCGTGCCGCACGCCACGGGCAGAAGCGCGCTGACCACGAGGAGGGCTGTAAGCCCCCTGATGTGATTTTTCATTCTCTTGTCTGTTTAATTGTTGAGTCAACTGGCTCACCTTTTCCGTAAGGTGGTCAATCTTCAATTCGAGTGTCTTTTGGTTCGCAAGCAACTTGGCGTTGTCCGCCTTAAGCTGAACATTTTCATCCAGAGCCTCCGTGTATTTCTTCGTCAGGAGGTCAATGGATTCCTGAAGCTTGGACAGGACATCAACTTTCCGCTCCTTTCTGGTGGCGAACCAGGTCACGACAGACCCGATCGCGCCACCAGGGAGCAAAAACATGAGCAAATCCTTCAGTATCTCGAAATCCATATCAAAGTCCAGTCAAATCTATCGCTTGCCACGGCAGGGCATTACACTGTCCCGTCTCCTGTATCCTTACCGCCCGCCGCGGTATTCTGGGTCTCGGTCTTCTTGAACACAGGCGTTTCTCTGCTGTCAAGGACAACGAACTCCTCGCCGAAGGCGATGTTGGTGTCAGCCTTCATGAGCATCTTGAAGAAGTAGAGCTCAGACATGTTGGAGACCTTGTCGATCTGGATGACTGATTCATCGTCCTGAAGGTTGACCGCCGCATAAAGGTTGGTCGTCATCGCGTCAGGAGAGCAGAGTGTCGCCACGATAAGGCCGTCAGGCCATGCAGCCAGGGTCTCGATCTTGATGTCCTTGTATGCCTTGCGGTTGACCTTTGTCTCATCCGTATTCTTTCCCTCACGCGCAGTAAGCTCATCGTCATACGTGTCGAAGTCGTTCACGCTCATAAGGATTCTGAGGGATGGGTTATTGCGGATGGACACCGGGATGGCCTTGCGGACAGCCTTCAGACGGTCTGTCATCTTGGTCGCGTCACTTGTGACGATGACACAGTCACTGTCCTTGGCTGCCTGGGTAAGGATACCGTCAAAGAGCTTGTCATCGCCCTCGCCATATTCACCATTGACATAATGGTCGCCCAACTCGAACTGGACCTGCTTTGACAGGGCATCCAGAAGTGCGTTTTGGGCCTCCGCCGGAAGCTCGGAGAACACAAGGTTCCCCTTAGGCTGCCACTTGCGCCAGATACTCTCGAAAGCGCGTGGATTGAAGGTTGTGAAAGCCATGAAGTCATGCGGCTCAAGGACTTTTTCGCTGTAATTGAAATTGCCTTTCGAGTCTTCAACTTTCGGATCCTCCTTACGCTTCTGGAGCATCTTGCCTGTATGAAGACGAGGAATGGATACTTTCTTCTCGACACCCGGGATGACATGGATCAATCCCTTCCCGACAATCTCATTGCCGGTAGCCGCCACGGTAAGTATCCTCTCCAGAACCTCACCATTGTAGTTTGTGTTTTTTACTACGATTGCCATAACTTGATAATTTTAGTTCTTTCCGTTGTACTTGTTTCGGATTTCCTCCTGACGCTTCGCCCAGCTGCCGTTCTCGACAACAGTGCCGTCTTCAAGAATATCCTTTACCAGCCTCTTTTTCTTCTGCGACTGAAGAATTGCACGGGCGGACTCCGCCTCGGAGGAATGGAGCAGCTTCACATACTTCTCCCTCTGGGTCTCATCAATGCGTCCATCCTTGACGGCAGCATCAACTTCAGCATTGATGGCAGCGTCCTGTGCCGCTTTCTCCTTGCTTTCGAAATCGGCCACCTTTGCCTTCAAAGCATCATTCTCCGCCTTGAGGGAATCATGAGCCTCGGCCTTCCTGGTAATCTCACTCAGTCTGGCCATGATGGCAGCCTCATCAGCGCAATCGCTGAACGGCTGCAACTTCTTGATCTTGTCAAACATTTTGCTTTTGGATTTATGTTGATTATTAAGGGTTCCCACATAGAGATCCGTAAACTTGCCGCATCTTTGCTCCAATGGCAATCCGGCTATGTCCTCCGCATTTATCGCCAGATCATCATACACCTCATCGGCAAAGCCGAGACGGACGGCGTCATCAGCCGAAAGCCAATGATCCTTGCCGTCCATATATGTCGAGCGGATTTCATCAATGGACATCTTTGTCCTCTTGGAATAGATGTCACAGATTATATTCTCTATTTCTATCAGCTGCTCTTGGTAGGTCTTGATCTCATCAGCGTTGCCCCATACTCCGCCTGTAGGCTTGTGGATGAGGATTCTCGCATACCTGCTCATCTTGACTTTTCTTCCACAGGCAGCGATGATTGATGCCGTTGAAGCTGCCAGACAATCAATATAGATGGTGATTTCCGCCTTCGAGTCTTTCAAGGCGTTGAATATCGCGATGCCTGTGCCGACCTGCCCTCCGATGGAGTTGATACGTATGTCTATCCGCTGATAGGTCTTTTCTGCCGCTATGATCTGCGAGATGACATCCTCCGCACGGACATCGGCATAATCGCCGATCTCACCATACAAAAGGATGGTGCATCCCTCCGTGTCCGGATTCGCTATTATATCAAATACATTTTTCATTCTGTCGAGTGCTATTTCACGCAAAATTGGATGCTTATTTCGACCCTTGAAAATTTCGGATTTATCATACCGTCAGAAAGTTGCATCATACCATTTTTATCGTGCATCATAAAACTGGAATTTGCGCCACTTCCTTTATTAGGTCAATTTTGTGTGCGATAAACAACATGGATATGGCCAACAGCAAGTCAGACAACACTCGCCAATGGGCGAAGTCAATGTACATATACGAGAACAGGACACAGCAGGAGATTGCGGATGCGGCCGGTGTGTCCCGTCAGACAATCATACGGTGGGCAAAAGCGGACAAATGGGATGAGCTGAAAGTCTCGATGACGATGACACGTGAGGAACAGATAAAGAGTCTCCAACGACAGCTTTCAGAAATTAACAAGACAATCAGCGAAAGGAAGGCTGAGGACGGACCACGCTATGCCAACGCCAAGGAGGCGGACATCATCTGCAAGCTTACAGATGCCATCAACAAACTTGAAAACGACATCGGAATCCATGACTGCGTCAGTGTAGCCAACAGATTCATAACATGGCTCCGCCCAGTGGATGCGGAACTGACCAAGACATTCGCCGGGGTCTTTGACAAATTCATCAAATCACTTCTCTGACAATGAAACAGATTGACAAAGACGCACTCAAATTTTGGGAAGCGCTCAAGCGGTCGGTGTACGAGGAGACCCCGATCGATGAATCAATGTCCGAAGCGGAGATTGAGAGGCACCGCATGTATCTGGAAAGTCATCCTACTGAATGGATGAGGTTTTTCTTCCCGAACTACGCCAAAGCACCGTTCGCCAAATTCCACATACGGGCAATCAACAGGCTCATAAACAATCCTGAATGGTACGAGGTGCTTTCCTGGTCACGCGAACTCGCCAAGAGTACCGTCATAATGATGACGATAATGTATCTTGTACTTACAGGGAAACGAAAGATGATCCTGCTCAGTTCCGCCACGGAGGACGCAGCCAAGCGGCTTCTCGCACCATACCGAGCGAACTTCGAGTCCAACAGGCGAATCACACAATACTATGGCGAGCAGCGAACACTCGGCGACTGGGAGGAAAAGTGCTTCAAGACAAAGGGCGGGGCGATGTTCCTCGGCATTGGCGCCGGCAACGCCCCACGAGGACTCCGCAACGAAAGCATACGTCCGGATGTCCTGTATCAGGATGACTTCGACACCGATGAGGTATGCCGTAACATAGACGTGCTTGACAAGAACTGGGACTGGTGGGAGAAGGCCGTATATCCCACACGTTCAATCTCCACCCCCACACTCGTAATCTGGGCAGGAAACATCATAGCCGAGGACTGCTGCATCGTCCGCGCCGGCAATAAAGCCAACAACTGGGACATCGTGAACATACGAGATGAGAACGGGAAAAGTACATGGCCGGAGAAGAACACGGAGGAGATGATCGACACCGTCCTTTCCAAGATAAGCACCAAGGCCCAGCAGGGAGAGTATTTCAACAACCCTCTGACAGAAGGCAAGATATTCCCAAACACAAAATGGGGAAAGGTTCCGGCTTTAAGCCGGTTCCCGTTCCTGGTCATATACGCCGACCCTACGACAAGCGAGGCCAAAGGAACAGCCAAGAACAAGAAAGGTTCCCAGAAGGCGATGTTCCTGCTGGGCAAACTGGACTCCACCCTTTATGTCATCAAAGGATTCCTCGGCAAGATGACGACGGCGGAATTCATCAGCCATTACTTCACTCTGCACACCTTGGCGAGGATGAAGTCCGGCAAGGCCGTATATCTCTATCAGGAAAACAACTCCCTGCAGGATCCAGTGTTCCAACAGGTATTCAAGCCAGCTATCGCACAAGAACGCCGCAGGACAGGGATAAATCTTTCTGTAACGCCAGATGCAAGGAACAAAGGCGACAAGGCAACCAGAATCGAGGCGCATCTTGAGCCGATGAACCGTGAGGGACTTCTTGTACTCAACATCGCTGAGAAAGACGATCCGAATATGAAACTGCTCGATGATGAGTTCAAATACTTCACGATGGCCATGAACTTCCACGCCGACGGCATCGACTGCGTGGAGGGCGGCAACTGGATAATAGACCAGAAGACGGCGGAACTTCAGCCGTCATCATACATCTCATACAAGGCTCTTGCACACAGGAGCAAAAACAGACAATGACATGAACAACACCAACTTCATAACAAAAGAGGACTACCCGTCATCGATACGCACCGAGTTCATCGAGCGCGTCACCAGAGAGGATGAGAACATCCTTGAGATCGTGGAGAATCAGGCGATAGCCGAGATGAAAGGCTATCTGTCGAACAGATATGACTGCGGAAAGGCATTCAGCGCGACCGGCGATGAGCGCCACAATCTCCTGCTGATGTTCGCAAAGGACATAGCGATATATCACCTGTGTTCAATCAGGGAAGGTCTTATGACACAGACTCGCATTGACAGGTACGAAAGGGCCGTGGAATGGCTTAAGGGGGTCAAGTCAGGTGACATCACTATCGAGGGGTTTGACAGGATTCCGGAAGACGACAACGCTGGCTCGTCCGAGTTTCAGATGAGAAGCGACAGGAAAAGAATAAATCATTTCTGATATGGCAAAGAATAAGAAAAGACGAATAACCACCGGCGGACATGTCGGCAATGTCCAGGCACCTACCATCATCCTTCAGCAGACAAGACGTGGAGGGCTTGACGTAGGTGTCTATATGAGCGCGATACGCTCTGCGGAAGTCATTGACTACCCTCGCAAGGAAAAGCTTTGTGACCTGTATGAGGACGTGAAGCTTGACAGCCACCTGTTCTCCGTATTGAGGAAACAGAAGGCCGCAGTTCTCTCGACACCTATCCAATTCATGAGGGACGGCAAACTGGATGAGGCAATGCAGCAGCACATCAAGTCCCCATGGTTCCTCCAGTTTCTCGGAGACCTGTACGACCACGAATGGGAAGGAGTCGGAGGAACCCTCTTCCAGTTCTACCGGGACGAGCGTGGATGGATTAACTACACGCTCATTCCTCGCAAAAACTTCGATGCCATCAACAGGGTGATCCTTCACCATCAGGGCGACATATCCGGAGAGAGTTGGGATGACTTCGACGATCTTCTTTACATCGGCAAGCCACGGCAGATAGGAAACCTTGCCGTCGCCGCATTCTGGGTTATCCTTAAAAGGAACAATGTCGGGGATTGGGCGGATTTCGCGGAAATCTTCGGACGGCCGATCCGGGAAGGCACCTATAACGCATGGGATGAGGAAGCACGAAAGAAGCTTGTGAACGACCTTGCGGAAATGGGTGGGGCTGGAGTTCTTGTGCATCCAGACAACACGCAGCTCAATCTCATACAGGCACAGAATGTCTCAGGAGGTGGCGACCTTTATGAAAAACTCGGAACCTATTGCAACAACGAGATAAGCAAGGCCGTCACCGGCAACACCCTCACCACCGAAGCCGGGGACAAAGGCACGCAAGCTCTCGGAACCGTCCAGAAGGAGGGTGAGGAGGATATCAACTTCTTCATCAAGCAGAGCATCCTGAATATTCTCAACTATGAGATGACAGACACCTTCGCACGCCTCGGCATCAACACCGAGGGCGGTGAATTCTTCTTCGTCCCTCCGAAGAGCAAGAACAGTCAGGAGAAGGTCAATGTCCTCAAGACACTGAAGAATGACATGATGCTTCCTATCGATGACGACTATCTCTATGAGGAATTCGGAATACCGAAGCCAAAGGATTACGAAGCCATGAAGGAGGAACTGAAAAGCGCCCATTCGGTTCCGGTTTCACCATCAGCACAGGATGGCAAAAAGGATAACAATCCGGCCCCGGATGATGATGGCAAGGATGGCAAGGACGGCAATGGCCAGCCGGAGCCAAAGCAAGACCCGAAAAAGGACCCTGATGGCAAAGGCAAGAAGAAAGGTAACGCCTTCAACCGGATGGTCGGTTTTTTCGTCAAGGCCCTGCAGGGCAGCGGGGCGGATTTAGACTGGTAGTCGATGCCCTGTATCAGGACGCGATGGATGACCACAAGACATCCGTTCCGTTCACATTCGATTCCAGCATCATTGAGAATGCTCTGAAGAACATCCAAAGCCGTCAGTTGGACACCAGGACACAGATTGACAAAGGACTCTTCTCCGAAGTCAACCGAATTCTGGCCAACGGCATTGACATCGCGTATGATGACAAGTCCGGGAACGGCAGCGGATTCAAGAAAGAGCTGCTGACAAACACTGAGGTCTTCGCTGCGTTCAAGGCTCATCGGATGGGCCGTGACATGGCATCAAAGCTTCTGGATGAGAGCGGGAACATCAAACCATTCCGGCAGTTCAAACAGGACACAGAGGGGCTTGTAAACCACCATGTCAATGCGTGGCTCCGGACAGAATATGACACGGCCATAAAGCGTGCACACAGGGCATCGGAAATGAGACAGTTCATAGACGAGGCGGATGTGTTCCCGAATATCGAATGGCTGCCAAGTACGGCTGTCAATCCCCGCGAGTCCCATATGCCGTTCTATCACCATATCTGGCCGGTAGGCGACCCTTTCTGGGATGAGCACAAGCCGGGGGATGAATGGGGATGCCAATGCGGTTGGCAATCCACTGACAGCCCCGTGACTGACAACACCGGACTCGGTGGGGAAGGTATCGCGGAGCCGTCCCCAGGACTCGGAGGCAATCCGGCAAAGACCGGGCAGGTGTTCTCGGATGATCACCCGTATTTCCCGTCCGACTGTGAGCATTGCGGATTCTACAATGCAAGCATAAAGAACCGTCTTGCGGCCGTGTTCTATGACCGTAAGAAAGACTGCTACAACTGCCCGTATATCAAGGCGTGCATAACACGTCTGACTTCTGACGGATTCAAGTTGGAGAAGCAATTTAGAAACGGAGGTCTGCTTTACATCCATCCGGACATCGACAAGAAGAAATCAGACTACAAGAAGCTGAAGACCTTGGGAACAGAATTCGCAAGGAAGGGACACTCGATCAAATTGACACCATCCGTTCATTTCAAATCTCAAGAATATAAAGACATATACGGGGCATTAATAGGAACTCCTTATGAAAGGAAATGTCCTGACCTGTCAATTGACGGAATGTTATATGAGTTTGAAAGTTTTGTTCGACCTTGGCACAAAGAGAAAGTCAAGCACATGCTTTCCCATGGATTTAAGCAAGCTCCAAACTTAATAATAGACAATACCCGTGGATGTTCAGACAGATACATCAGAAAAATGATAATGGCACGGTTGAACATCAACACACGAATTGATGAGGTATGGATATACGAGAAAGGGAAAATTCGATTATTCTATAAGGATGGCATATTTCATAAAAACAACGGAGGGAACTAGTCCCTCCGCGATACGACGTGCCGTAGCACACGCTAACCATTACTGGCTAGCGCAAATATAGCGCTTATTATTTAGAATTCAAATGTTTTTCAAAAGGTTTTCAAATGGCAGACAAACTTGAATCGGACATACAGCGAATGAAAAAGGAGATTGAACAGCTCATATCGAGGAAACTCCCGGTCGTTGCCGGCAAGTATGCCAAGCAGCACTTCCAGGACAACTTCCGCCAAGGAGGATTCGTCAATGGTGGTCTGCATCCGTGGCCACCGGCGAAACGCCTTTCTTCAGGAGAATCCGGGGCGGATTCCCAATACAAGACACTGATGTCCTCACGGAACCACCTGTTCAGCTCGATAAACTACACTCCTGGAATAGCTAAGGTCACCATATTTAATGATGTGGTCTATGCCGCTATCCACAACGAGGGTGGGACCGTCCATCCCAAAATAACGCCCAAAATGCGGCGTTTCGCATGGGCGAAGTATTATGAGCTTAAAGGTAGGCAAAAAGGCGCACAGAAGCCACGGAAAGGCACACAGAACAGGACATCGCAATCAGCTGGCAACCAGCCGGACTCCAGAGAGGCCGAAAAGTGGAAAAGACTGGCATTGACAAAGAAAGAGACATTGACCATCAACATCCCCCAGAGGCAGTTCATGGGGCAGAGCGCCGAACTTGATGCCAAGATATCCGCTTATGTCGAGAAAGAAGTTTTACGCATTATAAATTCATAAAATGGAATCACTTTATTTAAGAATCGCAAAAAGGCTCCGCGAGATCGTTCCGGAACTGGAACACATCGATGAGGATACTGGTCAACTATACCCTGTGCAATATGATGACAGGTATGGCTATCCGATACTTTTCCCATGCTGCCTTATCGATGCGTCCACAACGGATTATAAGGTTGAGAAGTTTCCAGGCATGCAGAGAGGGACCGTGACCGTCACAATCAAAGTGGCGTTTCAGTGCGATGAGGATTCGCATTACTCATCCATCGAGAACAACAATACATTTGAACAGATGAGACACAGACTGGCCATAAACAAGAAGGTCGTCTGCGCCCTCCATGGCTATTGCTTCGGGGACGATGTCTCGGCGATGCAAAGGACACAGGCAAGGGCTTACCCTCTGGCAGGACGTGTCAAAGTCTATGAGTCCACTTTCAACGTGAATATAACCGAGGAACTATTCCTGGAATAGCGACAACTGCTCAGCGGTCAGTTTAGGCGCTTTGATTTTGGTGTGGGTGGTCATCTCAGTCTCCGGATGCTCTTTTATGTACGAGCGAAGAATACACATGATCCTGTCCTCCGAAAGAAAGAACTCCTGCTGCGACAAGATTTTCATGGCATCATCGAACCGTAGCCGCTGCTTCTCGGTCCAATAATACCACCGCTGGGCGATTTTCTCATTCCTCGCCTTGATGAGCTCCTTGTTTCGTCCTCTTGGCATACTGATAATTCAATATCCAAAGTTACGGATTTTCAAAGGGTTCACACTTTCATCTTAACACGGTTTACATAAAAAAGGCGCATCCAACAGGAAACGCCCTATAATCTTCATGGAGAAAAAATCTCAAGTCTATTTTTTCGCAGCAGGGGTCTTTTTCTTATGAATTGATGGATTGACACTTTGCATCCCGTCTATATGCTCAAACAACTGCGGTTCCACATTGGCATGCATAGGGTCAAGGACAAAATCCACTCCCTCTCTTCTGGCCAATTTGGCAGCCGGGACAAAATCGGAATCTCCAGAAAACAGGACTATTTTGTCAACAAAACGCTTAAGGGACAGAGTGGCTATATCCACGCCTATTTTCATGTCTATCCCTTTCTGGTGAATCTCCAAATAGACATCCTGGTCCGTCAAATCAGCGAAGCTTGACTTGCCGGAAAAAATCTCCTTCAATTTTTGCGGATAGATATGCCAATTTCCATTGTCCTTAAGTGAGCCAAGGCGCAATGCGACTTTCCTATGCCTTTTAAGCGCTTCAAATAACGCCGTACGAAAGCGATACTCATCCGACCCGCTATAATCTATTGGTTTATGTGAAATAGGGTTATGAGCCTTTTTATTCAGTGGAATGCAATCATAATAAAAGATTCTGTACAGAATGTTATTGTTGCCTACATGACAGTGCGCCATCGTGTACAAATGGTCGGCCACCTCATCCGGTGTCATTGACCTGTCTTTATTATACTGGGCATTGAACCTCTTTATAAAGAAGCCGCCATCAATCAACACCGCCACCTTGACAGGAGGAAGATTCTGCTTTCCGTTCTTATCCATAAACTAAAATAAAAAATGCCCAGGGGTCGGCACGTCCATTATCAAGAATTAGCTTTGGAGGCTATCGGACGTGCGTCGCCAAGAGCGTAATCGTGTTGCAAAGATACCACTTTTTCTTAATCAAACAAGATAATTAAGAAAATAAAAATTACATTTTTCTCCGAGATAACCAAGATTCGACATAAAATAAGGACAATTCCACAATCGTAGAACTGTCCTCGTAATATACGAATCTATCTTACTTATCCCTCGTTTTCAAAATCCGCACATGCTTTCTCATAACATTCAACTCTTTCCATTGTCAACGCACAGAAGTCACTCTCTGGCTCATTCCTGAAGAACACGCAATCTCCGCATTCCCGTTCTTCTCTTTTATCATTCATAAGTCCGTACACATTAGTTCTTCAACCTTTATCCCATGTACGGAATAGTGACCGATGCAGATAAACACGTCACCATTATGAGCGGTACTCCGGCAAATTGAGACTTCTTTCCATCGTGGATTCTCTTTCAACAGCTTTTCTTGATGCAGCTTTAGACGTGCAACAGCGACGTCAACTTCCTCATCCGTAAGAACACAATGTTCATAAACTGCGGAATAATACGCCAACTTCTTTTCCATTGACAAGAGACCACTGAAAGTGTTCTGCATGGTCATAAAATACTTTTTCATTTCGTCTTTCTATGTTTTAGAAATTCAATTTCCTTTAGATGCCATTCTATTTCCATTTGATAAATCTCTGTCCAGACATCAGAATCATATCTATACCAGTCCTGCTCAGCAAGGTTTTTATTCCAGAATTTCTTGATAGGATCCTGGTTTATGTCAAGAAATATGGAATATCCAGAATGATGAGGATGGATACAAAGGAATTCAATAATCTCTACACGACCGACATTATCAATCCGAAAAATCCTATCCCCTCTCTCAAGTTGTTCAACACTCGTAATCGTTTCCATATGTTCATTTCTCCTGTTCTTTTGTCTCAATGAAAGCGTCAAAAAAGCCACAGAACGATCTCCACCCTTTTATTGCCCGTTTGAGAATAGCAGGCCCATTCTCAGCCGTCTCAAAACCATATTCCGCACGTAATTTCTTTAAGTGCCCCAACAACAAATTATATTTCTCTTCCGTTGTCATTTTCTTCCATTTTACACAGACAAGGGGCAGAATCAATCGTCCGCCCCTTGCCCATCTTGTTACAAATCCACGATATAAAACATCTTGTCAAGGACGGACTGAACCACGCTCCTCAGTTCCGGTCTCCGCTTGAAAAGCTCAGTAAAGCATTTCTCCATCCGGTGCGCGGACCCGTCCAGCGCGATGAAACAGCCATCGTCACCAACAACCAGGGTCGAGGTATGCACCTTCCGCTCCGGCCTCGTCTGCGCCTCGTTTATCTCCATCTCCCGGATGAGCGATCCGGCAAGGGTTGTGATGTTCTTCTCCGCCGTCTGCCTGAAAAGCTCATCCACATTAATCGGCCCCATAATTCAGTCCTCCCTTGTCATTGCCGCCAAAGAAAGCGGAATCGCGTGAACCTTGCCATCCTGATCCTTATAGGACACTGAAATGAAGTCACAGGTCTCCACAGGGGAATAGGCATTCCGGATGATGGCCACACCCTCGGAGAAAAGAGGATCATTCCATTCCGCGGCATACTTTTCAAGCTGAAGCATGGAACTCGCCTTCAAGTTTCCCTTGCGGTCCTTGGAGAGCAGCTGCATCACAGCGGTGAACAGTTTCGACGAATCATCATCCTTGGCCAAGGTGGAAAGGAACTCCTTGACCTTTGAGATGCCGACCTCCACCGTGTCATCCCAACCGTCGTTCGTCCTCCTGCCAAGAGAGACCGTGATACCGTCAGCGGTGAAAGAGTTACTGTGGCGATCCACCTTGGCATTGAAGAGTTTCTCTTTGAGTTCAATGAGAGACTCGACGTCAGAGAACACCTCATCCTTTCTCTGTCTCATCAACGAACTCAACGCCACCATCTTATCCAGCGTCTTATGGCAGAACTCCGCCGTAAGTTCCTTATAAGAGTTGACATCATCCTCGCGTTTCTGTTTCTCGGCACGCTCTTCGGCCTCAAGCTGAGCCTTCAGTTCGGCTCTCTGCTGCGGTGTCATTTTACTGATATCCATATCGTTTCTAAATGTTACTTTTCCAACTTTCCCATAACGCCACGTTCCATCCTGCCCTGAACCCTTTCCTTGCATGCTTCAAGAAACATCTCAAGCCCCGTGATCATCTTCTCGTTTTGCGGTGACGGAAAACGGGCATTTAGTTTCTTGTGACGGTCAAGCAGTACAAGAGCCAACTGCTCCGACTGGATTCCAGGGATGACCGTTCCGTCATCAAGTTTCCGGATAAACTGAACCACCTGCTCGTTCCCGCTGTATGATGTCACCCCGTCAGCGAATCCCAGACATTCACGCATAATGTAGCAGTGGGCACCTCCATATGTCTCATCATACACCACCCGAATCGTCTTCTCTTCTGAAGGATAAACACAACCGTCCAATGTGACTTTCTCCACAACCGGCATATCCCCGAAATAGTCGCGATACACCAACGCCTCCAGCTGCTCCTCGTAGACTCCCTTGACCATCTTCCCGTTGACCACTTTCAGAAGGACTTTTTCAAGGGCGTCAACCACCCTTCTCGTCCAGACTTTCAATCCCGGCTTGGTCCTTCCGAGGCGTTCAACCTCTTTGATCCTGCCATAAACTTCATTGATGCACCTGTCCCTTTCCAAGGCGACAAGCCTCACAACATCCTGTTTCGAATACATCTTTTCCATAAAAGCACAATTTTGAATTGATAAAACTTGGGAGGAGGTCGGGGACTCGATTTTGTTATCCGAAATTTCGGATAATAGCAGTTATCCAAACCAAAATATTATCCCAACTTGACTTTTTACTATATTG